TTTAGGTACACAGTTAGGTACTTTTTTATTACCTTTCTTTTTCATACCTATCATTTCATAACCTCTCCAGCATGGGTTTTTTTTCTTCTTTCTCATAATTATTAACGTTTATAAACTTTATCTTCAAGATCATCAATTGTTTTTTCTAACTTATCGATTTCTCTTTGAAGATACTCTATCTTTGTATCAAATGCTTTTACATCAATTTGAACTTGCTCAGGTAGTTCTTTTGCTATTTCTATTTCTTGTTTTAAATTTGAATATGACATAGCCCCAGATATTAGGAAACCACCTACTATTAGAATACTTTTAATGTCTAATTTTATGTCTGGTTTTTTATCACCATCCACATCTATACCTACTTTTTTGTCTAAAATTTCATCCATGATTTTTAATGTTGTTGTTATACTATATATATATCACTTGATTTTCACTTTCTTTACCAGAAAATTATCTGCTTTTTCTTATTTTTCTTTTTTTTCTTTTCTTTAACTTTATCTTTTTGTATACCTAAATCCCAGGTATTCCAGCCAAGTAGTAATGCAATACGTTGCCATGCTTCATTGTTTTTGTTCAATGCTTCTTTAGTATTATTTGTTATTCTTATTGCTCTATCTAATGGAACATTAACAGTAGCGGAAACAACGTTACCAACAGCTTCGTAAGCAGGATTATCTAAACTAAATCCTTTTTCTTTTATTTCATCTCTATTAAACTTCATAGTCTGTGTTGCACCGTATATTTTTCTAGCCTTACTACCAATAGGTGGTGAGATATTAATTGCATCAAGCATTGTGTAGGCGTGATCAGCTCTCCAACCTTTTTTCTCTTGTTTTATAAATTCTAATGCAACATTTTTTATAGTTGATAATGCAGCACCATAAACACCTGTACCTCTTAATATAGTATCAGCCATATTATTTACTAAGTTTGCATATCTTTCTTTTTCTTTTTCTTCTTCTTCATCACTAAACATTAAAGCAAATAACGCTGATTGTAATGCTGTAAATATAAAGTTTTGAACAGCGCCGTAATACAATATCTTTGATATGTTAGTTTTTCTATCACCCCTATTATTAGCTAAGTCTAATGCTGCTTTTTTAATTAATCTAGTGTATTGCATTGGTGTATTTTGAAAAGCTAATATTAATCTACCAAGTGGACCAGCTTGTTGCTCTGATATAAGATCTGGTCTTGCTGACTGCTGTGATACCTCAGATGTTTCTTGAAAATCACCAAAAGCTTTATCTTTTGCTTCTTTATCACTTAAACCTTGTTTTCTATATGTATCATACCTATTCCTATAAAAACTAGCACCACCAAGAGATATAGCAAAACTATCAGCTATTTGAGTAAGTACAAAACCTTTTTTCAATAAATGAGAGATCATTGCTTTTACTTTATTTTTAGAAGTTACAGCTTGATTAACTATTTCAGAAGCACTCACGTCAGTTTGTAATCCCTTTCTTCTTTGTTTTAACATGTCTGAATTAAATATCATTGCAAAATCTTTAGCAAATTGAGGAAAATTAAGTATTGTTTGCGCTACTTTTAACGGGTTATTATCAGTCCAGTTTATAAAGTTTACAAATGATATTGTTTGTAGCACAGCTGATCTAGCATTTAAAAACATAATTGTACCAACAGAATTATTTATCCAATCAGTAAACTCATTAACTAATTTATTTTGACCAAATGTTCTATTTGTACCATTTTCCATACGATACAATATATCATTTAATGCTTCTTTAAAACTAGTTCCATATAACGCTTCAATTTTATTTAATGTATCTTTATCAAATATTTTATTTTTATTTTCTATCCACTCAGCTAGGTATTGTGATCTATTTACTTTTGTATTAATATCATTTAAATCAGTTTGTATTGTTCCACCAACCCAGTTTTCATCTGCTTTAGTATAACCATCTGTTTGTTTGGTTATAACACCTAATTGATCTGCATATGATTTTAATTCATTATCATTTTTAACTATATCAGTTAAAGCTTTTAAATCTCGTTTAGATATACCTGGTATATCAATACCATTTTTATCCCATAAGTAAACCCTTACAGCAGCATCAAAAGTAAAATTATTATAATCAGTTGCTTTTAATAATTTCTTTTTAACACTTGGGTATGATTTGTTTAATTCATTGTAGTCATTACCTAATCTTTGTTTTGCAGCATTAATATCTCTAAATCCTCTAGCAAACGGATCAATTAAAGCTTTTTTAATAAACGCTAAATGTTGATCACCTTTTTTACCTTTACCAACAAAGTGATACATTAAACCCAAGAAATCCTCAGCTGATGGTGGTATAAATATTCTTTTCCAAAACTTATCGGCCTTAGCACCTCTAACTCTTGCTGCTGCATCTGAAAATACAGCATTTGGATTTATGCCTTTAGTATCACTTAGCATATTGTTAAATTCTTTGTTTAAGTTTTTACTAAATTGTATTCTAGCTTGTTGAACATCTGACTTAACATCAACTTGATTTAAAACATCTTGAACTGCTTTAACATTTTTATACGCATCATCAGCAAATAAAAAGTTATTATATCCTTCATTAACTTTACCAAGTATCCACTCTGCTTTTGCTTCTGGTCTACCATCTTCTAGTCCAATAATATTATCCTGTCTAATGTTTAACCCTGAACCTTTTAAAAATACGTGTATAGCATTTGCTGCTTCTTGTGGTCTAGCTGTTAATATAAAAATATCTTTATTACCAAACTTACCTTTTATTTTTTGAGCTAGTTCAAAGAAAGGACCTTTTTTACCTTTTATAACTTTTTTAAATTCTTCAAAATTAAACTTAGCTCCTTGCTCTTGTAATTCAACAGATTTTTTAGCAAACTCAGTTGCGTTTATTCTTGTTTCTTTACCATCTGGCATTGTAACAATAACTTTACTTTGTGTTCTAGCTAATGTATCATCAAAATCAAAAACACTTATACCCTTTTCAGGATTTGTTGATCTTGAAAAAGCTATAGCATCATCATATACTTTTGATTTATCTAACAATTCAGTTTGTGTTATATTTTCAGGTTGTTTAAACGTTGAATCTAAAACTTCTTTTATTTGTTGTCTTGTTTTTTGTTTTGAAGTATTTAAATCATTATTTATTGAATTACCAAAATTATCTATATTTAATACTTCACCAAATGTTTTTCCAGTTATAATATCTATTATACTATTTGGATCAATACCACCTTCTATATTACCAATAGTTTTATTGAAGTATCTTTCCCACCACTTGTTATTTATAATATCCCAACCGTCAGGCATTGTTCTAGCTAATTTACCAAGTCCTAGTTTTTTATTGTCAGCATTATCTAACGCTATTAACTTGTAGTTGTCCATGACTAACTTATAACTTTTATCAAATGGCCTTCCTTCTGTTAATGCCGCATCTAATAAGTATAGGTAAGCTGCCGTGGCAGGCATAGCGTGTTCATACTCATATTTTGTTCCTTTTATATTTGGTGAATATCCAATTATTTGAGCACCTAGTTTATGCCAATGCCCCGTGTGGTTGGCTGTTAATTTTAAATACGTAGCTATACCTGAAGCTGATTCTTTATTATTGGATATTTGTTTGTTTATCCTTGTCCATAAAGCTTTATGTATTAAGCTTATTTTTTTATTAAATTTTTTAGATTTAGTTTTTATATCTTTAGTGTTACCTTTAAATATAGTTCCGTATGAAGATAGTGTGTAATTATCAACGCCTTTTATTGGTGGACCAAACTTAGTAGCGGGATCGTTTAACATACTATTAATAGCGCTGCGTAAATCTTTTAGCGACTGTCGTTGTTTTTGAGTAACATTTCCAGTGATTCCATAATCTTTACCTGAGGTTGTAAAAACATTACCACCACGAGGACCTATCCACATTTCTTTTGGACCAAGAACTACTACGTTATCTTTGTAGGTTTTTACTATTCTTTGTATACCTTCTGGTGTTTTAATTTCTTCTTTAAGATTTAAGGTTTTATCTAATCCCTTTTCAGTTAATAACGTATCAGCTTTTACTCTACCTTTTAATTTTAAATCAAATTGGCCCCTAACGGTTTTACTGAATTGAATAGTTGATTTACCTGCTGCTATATTTTCTATAACACTTTGTAGTTCACCTGATTTAATTAACTCTTCTCTTACAATGCTGTTAGTTGCTAACTTACCATACAATGACATCATTGATTTAACAGCTTGTGCCTCTGGTGTTCTTGGTCCAAAGTCTGTAGATTTTCTACCTTCAATAACACCAAATGCTTCTAAGAAATCTTTTTTAGATATGTTTTTATTTTTAGTATATGGTGATAACCCAGCTCCTTTAGTTATTCTATCTTGTTTCGTATAAAATCTATTTAATAAACTTTTTGGTACGCCAGTTGATGTACCTAATAAATTTTCCGATGCAGATTCTGTAATAGCACCTTCTGGTAATAAGTCTATTAGATCTAACGCGTTTTTACGTATAAACGTTAATGCATTTTCTTTTTCTTGTTTAGTTAAATTAGCAGCTGGATCAGTTACTTTTTTAACAGGTACATTAAATATTTTTGCTGTATTAGTAGTTGATAAATCTTTTAAGTTTTTAAATGTTAATTTACTTGGATCAAGATCTTTTAATTTTTCTTGTACATCTTTTGTATATTTTTCTTTTAATTTAACATCATCAACTAAATCAATTGGATTTATTTTTCTTGCTTTAGGTTTTTTAGTAACCTCTGGTGTCGTAACTTCTTCAGCAGCTATATCTTTTACTTCAGCTATATCAGTTGTAAATTCTTCACCTAAAACTCTTCTTGATGCTTCAATAGCCCTAGATGGTAAAAACTTATTTATATAAGCTGCTAAAGGAACACCTGATTCAGGTTTATATTCATTGATTAAATCTATTATACCTCTTTCACCAGTTTCTATTTCTTCAGTTAACAAAGCCCTATCAAATTTAGGTGCTTGCCTTCTTTTTTCTACTAATCTACCAACTATTGGTTTAAATTCTTGTATTATATCAAAAGCACCCGCGGTACCTTGTTGCTCATATATATTTTGAACATTATCAGATGCTGTTTTAGATAATGTTAATTCTTGAACAGTAGCGCCACCACCAGCAACATCAATAGCTCTTTGTCTGAGTTTACCCTCTGTAATACTCTTTTGGTAATCACGCATAAAATTATATGTATCTAAACCAGTTGCAAACTCTTTGTTATAACCAAATTTTCTAAATATATTTTGTAAGAAGTTTTTTATTTTTGTAGCTATGCTTTCGTTGAATGTTATTTCTTCTTTAGTTATGCCATCTGAATAAATAGTTAACCACTCCTGTGTTGTTCCTAAATCTAAACTTTCGCCCTCTTTATTTCTTTGCTCAATTATATTTTGAATATAATCTTTAGATTCTTTTGATATAGTACTTGTAAAATCAGATATGAATTTTTTTCTTTCATTTAGATTTAGTGATTGATAATGTTTTTCTAATACACCATGTAATATTTCATGTGCACCAACATTTATTTGTCCTGTTTTACCAGCTATATCCTTATTTATAACAATATAATCACCAATAATAAACCCATCAGCACCTTTAACGTTTTTAGGTTTTAATTTTATTTCTTTTGCTATTCTATTGTAAGCTGATTGAGCTTTAGTATCATTATCAACTGTTAAAACTTCTTTACCTATTACTTTACCACCTTCTTCTGCGAAAGCTATAGTAAATATTTGATTCTCTCTTTGTGCTTTTGCTACTTCTGCTATTTTCTTTTTGTCACCTACATCGGTTATTGCTTTTATAGCAGCATCTTGTTTTGCTTTTGCTTTTTTACCAATACCAGTAAAATCATTTCTCATTTGAATATTAGCTTTAGCAACATCTATATCTTCAGCTGTATCGATAAAATTTTTCATTTTATCATAAGTAATTGTTTCACCATTTAATGAATATGTTGGGGGTTTTGCTGTTGCTAGTGCAGCACCAACATTAATAGGTGTTGTAACAGTTCCAGTTACAGCTTCAAAACCTATTTCAGATGGATCCATTTCTTGATCAGCTACAACTCTACCAAGTACTTCACCAGTTCCACCACCAACAGCTTCAACTCCAGCACCAGTAACACCAGCTGCGGCTACGCCTCTTACCGTGCCACCAACGGTTTTTCTAGCTGCCAAACCAGCTTTACCCGCAATACCACCCGTAAAACCTTCCACAGCACCTATTGTGAGTCCCCTACCAATAGATCTATTTCTTATCAATACACCTTTTGGTCCTTCTAATAAATCCCTAATATTTTCATCTGTAAAATCTTTACCTTCTTTTTCTAATTCAGCTTCTATTAATTCCCCAAATGTTAACGCCGCTTCCATAGCTGTGGTTAATCCACCAATAGCACCAGCAACCGCACCTGGTATAGCTCCATATCCCGCTAATTTAGCACCAGCTACACCACCTAAACCCGCACCAGCTAATGCTTTACTAGTAGCTGTAACAGGTGCATCATATAAGGTACCTATTTGTGTACCTAACGATTGAACTAAAAGTTCTGGTAATAATTCTGGTTGTGATTTAACACCTCTCCACCAAGCCGCCCAAGTTTTACCTTCTTTTGTATATTGTTGTTGGAATTTTTGCATCGCTGGTGATGGAACATAATTAGTTGCTTCATCTTTTTTTGCTTGTATAAAATCTTGAATTGATTCATCACTAATATTTGAAAAATCGGAATACATTAAATTTGAAGATTCACCAGTTGTGCTAGCTCCTCTAAAACCCCTACCAAACCAAGTTTGATCGAACCAATTTATGTCTTCTTGTTTTTCTTCTTTATCTTCAAAATTAATATCTGGAATTGTTTGAGGTTGTTGAGGTTGTGAGATTATGGAATTTATATAATTAACTTGATCCGCTGATGGTCCACCCCCTGTATACTTTTTATAAAAAGCATTTATAAATTCTGATGGATCTTGTTGAAGTGCATATTGAACTCTATTGTTTATTTCATCTTCGCTTAGACCCATGGCATATTTAGTATACAATGATCTATATAATTCTTCCATGCTATATTTTATTGTTATCTATACCAGTAGACATACCACTTTTAACATCCATTAAAAATTGACTTTTAGCTAGTGTTAAATATTTTCTAGCTATTAAAAATTCTACTAATTTTTCTTTGTTTAATATATCTACATCAACACTTACTATATTGCCATTAGAAAACTCTTCAAATAACTGAGTGTTATTACCAAATTCATTATTAAACTCATCTGTAGCTTCTTTAGTGATGGCCTCTATAGCGGCTTGGTTACTAGTTTCTAAACCATCAGGATATTTTTTCTTCATTATCGGGTTTTCTGCATAATTTTGTATATATTTTTCCAACGCAACATCTCTAGGTAACATCATAGTTTTTCCATAACTTGTGTTAGTGTTGTTATACATTGGACTTTTAGATAATTTTAAAGCAAGATTCTTAGTTGTTTCAACTCTATCAATACCTGTTTTTTTGGTAAGTCCACTAATAGCATCACCAACTGTTTCTGTTGTAAAAGCTTTACTATCTTCTAGTATTTTTTCTATATCTTCACTAACTAATTCCCCTATTTTAACTGTATCATCTACTGGCTCTGGATTATCTCTATCATATATTTTCTTACCACTTTGATGTGATTTTTCTGCTAAGTCTACATAGTAATCTACTAATAAACCAGTTAATGCACCTTCATTTTCATCATTTTTTATCCAACCATTATCTAATTCGTCGTTACCATCAAGATCCATTGTGTCTTTATCCAATTTATTGTTATTAAAAACCCATTTTTTAAATGACATACCTAATTCATCACCAAAATTACGATCTAATGCTAATGATTGTTTATTTTGTTTTTGTATTGTTTTGTCTTCATTTGAAAGTATAGTTCCAAGTTGTAATCTAATTTGATCAGGTGAAAATGAAGCACCTCGTAATCCACTAGTATTTGCGTTTCTAATTAATGATAAACCGTCCGTCATTTGTTTTGCTGCCCTTGGTACTAAGTTTTCATATAAGTTATGTATATCATCCATTGTTTTAACACCACCTTGTTCTGTCTCTACAACTAATTGATTATCTACAATTGCGAAATTTTTAAAGTCTCTATTGTAAACTTCTGATACAATATTCCTATCAGTTTCATTGTTTACGCCTGACCAATTATCTTTTTTTGATGTATAATCATTTGCCCTTTTTGTAAATAAATTAATTTGATTAGCCATGTTAGCATAATTATCTTTAATATTATCCATTTGATTAGTAATATCTCTATATTCAGGATCTGATGCGCTATAATCTACAAGTTGATTGGCTAATTGATCATACATATTTCTTTGATCTCTTAGATATGTTACAACCTCACCCCTCATTTCTGGTGGTACAGTACCTTCGTTAATTCTAGGCCCGGCCCCATATAGTCTTTCTAACTTACCCTCTCTTTCTTTACGTTTTTGTTCTGCCTCTTGTTCTTCTTGTCGACTAAATATAGCTATATTTTTAGCTGCTTCTTTTAAACCAGCTCCAAAAATTTTTCCATAATCTGTAAAACCTTTTGCCGAGTACATTCGTCTCGCCGCTTCTTGTAAATTTGTCATAATTGTTTATTAATATTATTAATCACCACTTAAGAAATTATCTCCACCAACCCCACCAGCCATTGCCGTTGCAGCACCACCAATTACACCACCAATACCACCAATTATAGCTTGCGTTGCTTGTTGTCTAGCAGCATCAGCTTGTGCTTTTCTTTCCATTGCCATACCTAAAAGTTGTGTTTGTTTATCTTGTGCTAAATCTCTTGCTTGTTCTGCTCCAGCATATTGCATTTCTTGAACTCTTTGTGCACCTTTTGCTGCTGCGATTCGATTTGCAGCTTCTTGTTGACCTATGCTAGCACTTGCTTGTTGTAGATTTGCTGATTGTTGACCAGCCATAGCTTGAGCTAATGCAGCAATACCGCTACCACCAGCTGCGCCTTGCATCGCACTAAGTGTGTTTGCTAAACCTTGTTGTTGTTGTTGTGCTTCGAATTGAGCTTGTTGTTGGTTAACTGTTAAGTCTTCAAAAGTATTTTGCATACCAGCGGCTAAATTAGAAGTATCCATACGCCTAAACGCAGCCATTTCCCTACCATACTCTTCCTCCGCGGCCCTTTGTTCTCTTCTTCTAGCTCCACCACCTATTATACCACTAGCTATACCTGCTAAACCAGCACCAATACCACCTATACCAGCGGCTGCCATTTGGCCTGAAATTTCTCCAGCTGGCTTAATATCTTTTTTTTGTTCCGTATCTGGACCCCACATAATTTCTAAATTTTAATTTTCTTATACATATTATAATTACACTTTTTTTTGTTTATTTACTACTAGCAAATATTTCAGAGCTTACAGCGTGTATTTCTGCAGCACTATTACTATCATTTTTCATTTCAACTTCAGCATAATAACCATCTATTGATGATAAATTAGCTTGATTATCTTTACTAAACATTATAAAACTACCAGTTGTTGGCCTTGCAACACCAATAGGAATATTACATGTTATTGTTGTGGCTGTTACGGCGGTTACTGTACCTATTTGTATAGGATCAGAGGCAACTGTTCCAGACATAGTGCAATGATAAATCATATCACCAACCTGTACTGATGTATTTATATTTTTTGCGAATGTTAATGTTATTGTAGCCATATTATTTTATTTTAACTTGATGCATCTTCATAACTTGGATATGATACTTTCCAAGCTATTTGCAAACCACTTGTTGGTGTTACTTGAGCATTTGTTAGTACCTGCCAGTTTACATCTATAAAATCATCACCTGTTCCCTCGCCTGTGCCAGCTGAATACTTAGCTGATGTAATTGACGTATCACCGGTATACGTATCAAGTCCACTTGTATCATCACCTATACCAACTGTAATATCATCCCAGTATTTACCTGTTAAATCAGCGAATATCCTTATTGTACCAGATAGAATAGTATTATCTGCCGTACCAATAGTAACATTTCTTCCACTTACTCTACCAAATCCCTGAATTGTTGTGTCAGTACTATCTTTTACCATACCTATTCTTCTAATACCACTCGCGCCAGATGCTATATTTATAGGAGAAAAACAATCATAAACATTAAGTGGTACCGTTAAATTTTGCGTACCATACTGCTCGATATTTATTTGCAATACTATAACTGTTTTAGAAAGAACCCCTGGATCAGGAGCAGCAGTATCATATAAAGTATCTGTTTGAGATACAATTACAGGATCAAATTTCCAATCATTAGCTGGTGAAAACGTTAATGTTTCCCCTTCTGATATTTGTTGTTTTGAAGATAATGTTATTGTTTTTTGATCAGTATTCATCGATGCAATTGTAACATCATCCTCAACGCTTTTAGCTGCAACACCACCACCAGTTACAATCATGCCAGCTGTTAATGCTCTAATAGGTTCATCTAAAACAACTGTTTTACTTGCTTCAACTCTCGCTGAAACAACGCCAGTACATTCACTACCAACAAAATCATTTGCATCAACATTTTTTACAGTCATATAACCATCAGAGTCAGTATTATTATTTTCAATGGTAATTGTAGCATCTAACGTACCAGAGGCGGAACCAATTTCTGGTTGACCCAATGCTTGGTATGTTAATGTACTACTTGGCGATGTTGTTGAGAAACTACCATCAGCTTGCGTGTATTTTAATACAATAGTTCCATCAGCCATTACAACCCTACTAATTGTTGATGCATCACCATCGTGATCATTATTATCATCTTTTGCTAAAAATGTTAATGTAACGTTACCATATTGAAATAATGTTAATTCTTTACTTGATGTATCATCAGGGTTAGGACCAACATACAAAGTAGATACGCTACCTGGATCTGATGGTATTATATCATATACAAATTTTATTTTATTATCTGTTGCTGGGTAATATTCAACTACTTTAAATGAATTAGTTGAAGGTATAGTTAATTCAGTTGCAGCATCTTTCCATCTTGAACCATCCCAATATTTTTCTTGAGCTTTATCGTCATTGGAATTAAATACTTTTCTTCTAAAGAAAAACTTAGAATTATTAGTACCAATAATTTCAAGTGTTCTACCATTAGGTTCACCTGATTGAGGAATAGTTGTATTTAAAGCCTTGAATGCTGTTATCCCTTGCTCTGCGAGAGTAGGTGGAACAAATATTTTTTCTGCTTTAGCGGTAAACATTATTTCATCTTCAGTTATAGTTGACGCCGGATGTCTATATGTTATTGTAAATACTTCTTTAATTACATTGCCATCACTATCTTTTCCACCATTTGCTACTGTTGGTGTTGTTTGTGTTATAGTATAACCAAGTGTAGATGAATTTTTTGTTTCATCGCTTTCTTTATATATAACGCAGGTCGCTCTATCTTTAAAATAATATCCACTTGCTGCTGTAAATGTTTTTGTTGTAGCACCACCGTCATCTGGTTCCAAATCAACCGTTGATGTAGCATCAAACGCACCAGTTGAAGTATATGATACTTCAGTGTTACCTGTTGTTGTATTTTCTTCTTCAGTAAAATATGTACCACTTACAGAATACGTTTTAGCTGTACCACCAGTTATATTCGCTGTTATGTTTCTATCAGCGGCCAAAACATGAGAATCTAAACCTATCGTAAGCGTTGAATTCGCAGAACTCCATGTTCCAGTACCATCAATACTAGATGATGGTGATTCACCTGTAACCGCTTGCGTTCCAAGTGTATAACCAGTTGTGGCAGATAATGTTAATACAGGATCTGCTAACGTATTTAAATTTGTACTAGTAGCAACATCGTTCCAATATATTTTATCATTATCACTATCTAATTCCCAACTACCACCACTAACGCTATCCAAAGAAACACCCACAGTTGATAATGCAGCGTCTGCAGCTCCTTTTATTGTTACAGTTACATCATATCCACCTATACTAGTGTCACCAGTAATACCAGATGGTTTACCAACACCTTGAACAGAAAACTCTTGACTATCTAAATTACCTATAGTTGTTGTATCTCCTTTAATATAATTAAACCATTTCCCTTCTTTTTCAATAAATTCTTTTACTGATCCAGTTTGTTGATCTGTGGTTACCGCGTTACAATACCAACCTTTTGTGTTTGTTGATGTTAATGAGTTTGCTTCTGATGAAGTTGGTGATTTTGCTATTACCTCATCAATTAATAAATCAGTGTAAGCAACACTACTAATTGTTCCAGAATACTTATAAACCCTAGAATCAGAACCCTCGTAGTTTATAGTTTTAAATCCTTTAACTAAATCATAATTATCATTTAAAAGTAAATTTAAAGAAGTTTGATATGTTGGGTGAAACGTTAATACCGTATCATCGGATATTGTTTGTGCTGAAGATAATGTTACACCTGTTCCACTAATCGCTGAAACAGTTACATCAGTTCCTGTTATACCAGTACCTGTTACTATATCACCAGCTGATATTTTACTATCAGCGGTATCTAATGTCACTGAAGTACTATTACTAACATTACCATTAACCTTACCTATTCTTTGATAAAATACATTTCTTATAGTATTATCATGGCAATATAAATCCCCATTTTTAAATGAGTGGTATTTGTTATTTAATGATACACTAAATTCAGGTATAAATGATTTAAAACTTGTCCAACCATCAACTCTTTCATCATAACTTAATGTATAATTACTTGTTCCTTTTAATGTTAAATTATAAGATCCTTTACTTTCATTATAACCACCAACTAATGTTGTAGAATTAGCTAAGTTATCTTTAAACCAATCGGTCATACCCTTTTGAGCTATATTAGTTAATCCATCTCTTGATAAACGTAAAACAGCACCACGAGCTTTATCAGTAAAATATACTCTATATGCATGTGACACAAATGATTCTGGATTTTTAGATATACCATATTCACCAGCATAAGGTCTTGCAACACCTAATACCCTATTACTAGCGGTAAGGTTTGTATTCCCATCAGCATTAAATAATACATCTTTATTAGCTGGGATATTTAAAACTTTATCTTCACATAAGGCAATTAAATCATTATCTCTTGTATGTATCTTTTGTATACTACCATAAAATGGATTTAAATCTTTTGTTATTGGTTGTGCTTGAATAAATTGATTTAATCTATTTATACCTGATGTAGAGTTAAATATACCTGACCATATAAATCCATTTTTCTTATGATCTTCTTTATATTGCTCTGCTAATACCGTAGATACTTTTACTCCTTTGTCAATAAATACAGCATTAAAATCATCTCGTAGTCTATTTGATTCAACACCTTGTCCAAATGAATAACAATTAAACCAATCTAGTGATTGTGTTTGTCCATGTGCTTTACCATCATCTATTGTTATATCTGTACCACTACTAACTGCTCCATTTACAGTTGCTGTAAAACTATATATACTTTTTGAATCGGTAAATGTTAATTCTGTATTATCAGCAACAGTACCACCTAAACTATTTTTAACTGTAAACACGTTATTTCTTAATGCTGAATTTACAGTATTTGTATTACCACTACCTATATTTGTTCCTGTCACTGTCATACCAGATTTTATTATTGGTATTGCATCGCTTATTTCGTAATATAAATCTAATTCAGCAGAGTCTATTGGTCTTGTTTCAAACACAGCTGGATTTGAAGATGATATTGTAGTTTCCCCAACCTCTACATTACGCTTCATAATTCTTATTTCAGATATTCTAGAATCCGTAGAACCAGCTGACGTGCCTGATTTAAACACACTAACATAACCCTCACCTGGGTTATCAGCTTGCTCAAACTCAATTGTATATTGTCTTCTTTTACCACTTATATCTTTTCTTCTATTCGTTTTTTTCTCTTCTATTCTCCATTGATAATCTATAGATGAACCAGTTACTCTATATACATCCTCACTATCTATAGCGTCATTAGCAAAACTAAATAATGTACCAGCAGATGTAATATCTTCAAGAAAAGGATTTATTGTATTCTCTCTATCATGCCCAGCACCTTTTGTTTGTTTTACATTTTCATCTAGTGGTAAACCATCCCAGTCATCACCATAATCAACACCAGCCCAATAAAACACCATTTTCGTATCGCCTGAATTAGGATGTCTAATTGCATTTTTTGCAAAATTTGAATCACTAGGACTTTTAAAATAATCATTGTTATCTATCCAACCTAGATCTTGTCTTGCTCTTAATAGCGTTTTACCATCGTCAGAAACCTCCTTAGAATATTCACTTTGAATTTTGTGGTATATCTTTCTACTTTTTACAACGCTATAATCAGCTGTAATAGCTGGAAAAGTTGATATTATATTTGTATCAAAAACTGAATCTCTAGCAATTTTAACAAAAAACTTTCCAGCAAATTCAGGTTTGTTTACTTCTTTCTCCTGATATAACTTTATTGTAATACTATCGTTAGCCTCTAAATACGTGTCAGCTAAAATTTCTGAGTCAGTATTTTTAAATCCTCTAACTAAACGTATTACATAAATATCTTTTGGATTACTACCACCGTTAAACTCACCATTTAACCCACCACTTGCAACTTTATATTTTTGTGTTGTTCCACCTGATGTTTGTATTTCTAACACGGTATCAGATGTAAATCCTTCCGCGAATGATGGGTTTTCACTTGCAGATGGTCCTCTTACTTGAAATTCACTAACGCCTACACCAGGTTTATTCGCGTTAGTACTTAGTATCTTACATGTAGCAGAAGCTATTGAAGATCTTTCAACTGATACAAATTTTGGTGGTTCATTTGCAATATCTAGAATTTTATATTTAGCTGGATCAGTTACTGGTTTGTTATTATCATGTTGTTTTTTCAATATTAAATAATGCTCTTCGGTAACTTTATTTCTTTCTGATGATGGAAAACTTAACCAAACATTACCATCTTCAGCATCGTAAAATCTATCTAACGCTAAATTATAATATTCATTAGATGTTTCTTTTACAAAATACTTATAATGTGTTGCCCATATAGGTGGATCATTTAATAGTCTACAATCAAGACCCGTGACAGTTTCAGCATATTTTTTACCAATTTGATTTGTTGCTTTTTCAGTTGAAAATACTGGTGTTTGTCTACCATAAGCATCTTGATATACTACACCAACTTGATACGTTCTTTGTGATTTTAAAGATTTAGCAGGTTTACCAGCTACTGTAATAGAAGTTCCCTCTGGAGTTGTTGATTCTGTTATTTTCTTTTGCCTAACTGTTGTTTGAATATTAGGTAATCTATCGGATGGAACATTATAATTTTGATAATAATTAGCATAAATTAATCTATTTGCTGTAACCTCTTGTGCTTTTGCTTTTATAGGTACATTATCCCAAGGTCTTAATATTTGATTTGACTCTACAACAGCACCTATAATTTCAGATTTAACCTCATATGATAACGAAGGAAAAGTACCATCTGGTTTTTCTTTTAATGTTTCAACGACATAAACAGTATTGTTGTTTGATTCTTTATATAATATATCTATTTCATCTACATCAGATGGCTTTGATTCATTTATATTTATAGTTAACGACCTTAAATTATTTGCCATACCCTCATTATAACCTTCAGCAGATTTATATTCAAATGTATTTGGTAAAAATGCTATTTCAGAAAAAGGAGAAAATACTGAATATTCACCGTCTCTATATTTCCATCTATAAGCATACCTTACAAATTTATTTTCAAATAAAGGTTCTTCTTCCTCTAATAATACATCCCAAACAACATCTGTTGTAGGAACAGCATCTGGTATTGTTTGTATTTTAGCTGTAACGGTTTGAACACAACTGTTACTATTTATAGAGTCTATTCTAGTAATAACAACCCTAATCTCATAATCTTCTCCATCAGAATCTGTATGTGTCAATACTAAAGTATCTTTTTGTTGATAAAGAGGTCCTTCTGTTGTATTACCGTCTATACCTTGAAAAGTAAGTTGTACTGATACTTGCGTGGCTAATACTGCGTTATTATTACTACTATCAACAAATGATTTTTTTGTAGAAACAGGTGAGGTTCCAGTTCCATTTCCAGATCTTCTACTAGATGACATTGTTAATGTTGGGGCTTGTAGCGGTGATAATTTTGCTACTGTAATATGATTTTCTGTAAAGTTAGTACTACTGATTGTACTACCATTGAGAATAACTTTATATAATGTATGTGTACTAAAATTAGTTGAACCTAATTTAAACGTATCTATATTTATTTTTTTTGGCTCTGATTGATTGTCTGTAAATAACAATAAACCTTCAACAACGTTTATACCAGTAATTAAATAATTAGAGCTAAAGTTTAGTATACCACCAGATGTAGATTTAACATCAACTAACACTGGTGCTATTTCACCTGTAGAATAATTATATTCAGCTATAGCACTAACGCTTTGATCTGATGTAGCAATAAACCAATATATCTTATCATTTTGACTATCAACAATAGTACCAACACACTCTGGATTAGTTAAGTCTTTTATTGAGTTAGATACAAGACCCCAATCAGTTAACGCCTGTGTATTCTGATCGTATGTTTTACCATCTTTCAAAGATGTACCAACAATATTCTGAACAGAACCAACATCTGAACCTTCTGACGTAACTATTTCTATATTTTGAGCATCGCGGTATTCTCCATTAGGAACTAGTCTTTCATCTAGATCCTTATTCATTCTACCGGCTCTAAAATGATGTTTAATCTCTGGCATATCCTACTAGTGTTTAATATGTTTCGATTTGCCTCTCATTACTTGTGTTATTTCTTCTAATTTAATATTTGATAATCTTAATTTAGCTTTTCTAACTTCAGCAAATCTTTCTTTTTTAAATCTTGCAACTATATATTCAGGAACATTAATTCTTGTTGATAATATCGCGTGAGCTATCCACTTATACATTGCTTCTTCAGCAAACTTATGTGCCCTCATTTCATCATCAGTTCCTAAACTATCACTTACATATTTTAATGTAACTGTTTTTGAGTTCATGTTTGAACTAAAATATATTTTTCCTTTATTTTCATCTATAAAGAAACTACCATTATTCTGTGAATGTTGTGGATCCAACCCATATCTACCGCCAACAATTAAGTCATTAACTATCTCATCGTTTTTAACATCGTTAGTAGCATCTTCGGTAGTATTATTTTTATAATTTTCCCAAGTGTTTGAATCTGTTGCCCTTAATAAAGCACCTGTTGATTCATCGAATAAATAATTGTAATTTGAATCTTGTAATAACGCTGTTGGATTACTTGTTTTTATTGCCGGATATAATATATGCTCTATACCAGCTTTTTCTAACCAAGTAACTTTAATATAATTCACATAATCATGTGGTAATGTCATTGTTAAATTAGATGCGATTTCTATTTCTTGTGATTTTATAGATTTAAACGTATCATAACTTAATTCTTGTAAAGCTCTTTGTGCGTGAAAAGCAACTGTAGATCTAGTTACATGAGGTATAATTTTATCCTCTCCTACATAAGCGATTAAAAAGTTATTAATAATGTCCTTTAGTTTTATAAATTGATAATTACCAAATTTTTCATCTACACCTGTTTGTTGAACAACTATTGTTAATCCATTTTTAGGAGCACCATCACTTTCTTGTACATCAGTATTAACATCACTAGAACTAAATGTTAATGTAGGTGATGAATAACTATAATTAGAACTTGATATTTGAATATCATTAATAAAAACGTTAAATTGCGTTTCAGCTGTTGGTAAAGGATCAAAATATGCCGTTGTTAAAGTAAACGCTGTTGTTGAACCATTACCGGTAAATGATTGTGTTAAATTATAATACGACTCTTGTGTTGTTGTTCCTAGTAATCCCATTTATTTATAATTTTTCTTGTTGTATTTTTTCTATTTCTTCTTTATCACCAACTTGATATAAGCTTGGGTCTTTTATGGTTATTCCAGCCAAAGATAATATTTTTATAACTAATTCAGTTTCTTCAGAAGCATGTAATTCAAAGTCTGTTGCTGAGTTTGAATCGTGTAATGCTTCATTTTTTACAACTACATAACCCCAAACGGCTTCTGTAGGTTTTTTAATATAATTATAATTAACAGCAGACGAGCTAGCAAAAGTTGATGTTGGATATAAATCTATAGTTGATGCTGTTTTTCTAACAAAATAAGGTCTTTCTTCTGTAGATCTTGTGAGTGGAGACATTTCTAGTATAGCTAAATCGTTGGGTTGTACTTCTTCTATTTCTGTTAAAAACGATGATGCTGCAGATCCAGTTGCTGATCTACCTGTAAAAACAACCTTACCAAGTTTATGTAAGTCAGTAGCTAACGTACCAACACTACCTGAACTTACAGACATTACTGTTCTCCATTGTTGAAATGGTTTTAACTTTTCGTTAATAATATCAACCATGTCTGAATATTCTGTTTTATTACGTTTAATTCTACCAAATTGATTAAGATCGTAAAAATATTGTTCAAATATATCCATTTGAGCTTGATTAGCTAATAGATTAAATTCTTGAGGTGTTAAATAACCCCTTTGTTCTTTATTAGCTATTGCTAAAACTCTTTGATAAACCGTATCTATACTTACTGCCATAATTTCTTTTTATTTATAGTGTAGTCACCCCATAGAGATGACTACTCTATAAAGTGTTTGATTATTGTAATCTTTTTTCTATGTTTTTATATATTTCTAAACCTTCATCGGTTTTGAAAAATGCTGCTAATGCAGAATATGGGTGTTCATCAAATGGAACTGTCATAATTTTTCTATTATTACTACCCCAATTAAATGTTCTATTATCAGCAGAAAGTTTTAGTAATCCAGCCTCAACAGCTTTTATACCAAAGTTTCTTAATTGAACATTATCATCATTAGCTAATTCTAAAAACAAACTAGGATTATTCTTAGCATAAAGTAACACATCTCTTTTTATTTCTTTAGATGTCATGTTACTTACTTTATTACCTTGCTCAACCCTTAACACTGCTTCAGCTAAATCTATATCTAAATTCTTAGCTACATTTAAAGCTTCTATTTCAATCTCTATATCTTGAAGTTCATCAACAGCTGTTTCAACTGGATCAAATTCATTAAATAATCTACCTTTTTGAGGGTGATATAAAGACAACAACTTTTGTAGTGTTTGTTTTTCTTTGGGTACACTTAGTACACCATCATTAAAAGTAATATGTCCAAGAATAGCATCACCTTTAAACTCATCAACAAATGGAGTTTTTTGATTCATTGTATACTTTAATTCTCTTTCATATCCTTTTTCTTCATCAAACCAATAAATACCTCTACTATTTATTGTATATGTTAATGGAGATAATCCATCTCTTAAATAATAAGTACGATCTTTGATTTCCCAATTATCTTTACTTACCTTTGCATCCGTTTTAACCGGAGTTTCTTTTTTAGCTGTAGATTTTGCAATATCAATTGTGTCAAATACAGCCTCTTCTTTTTTCTTCTTTTTTGCCATAATATAATATAATTAAATAATTAAAAAAAAATAAAGGGCTAGGTGCCGAAGCACCTAACTCTTTATAATAATAATGTATTAGTTAAGGATCATGAAGTTATTAGCTCCTTGAACAACTAAACATCTTTCTGATAGGTAATGTACCTCCATTGCATCAAGATCAGAAGTGATATTTCCACCAACTGAACCAGTGATCCAAGTTTTCATTTTTCTATCATCAGTTTGAGAAGCTCTATATCTTACGTGTAAGAAAGGTCTTTTGATATTTTTACCTAAACCTTGATCGTAAACGTTTGATACACCAGCTGGGATTATAACTGCTCTTACGTCATCATAATCTCCGTCAACTTGACCTCTTAAAGAAGCATCGTTTAGATATTTCCAGTCAGATTTGTAGAAGTCATAAGAACCTCTTCTGAAACCTGAGAAACCTAAATTTAATGCCATATCCTCATCGTTATTGAATACCCCATAAGAAGTACCACCTGCACCATAAGAATTTTGAGATGCAAGCATATCATCAATAGCTAAAGATACTGCTCTATTACAGTATAACATGTTTTCTTCTATAGCACCTTGTCCGTCAAACTTTTTAAGGATATTATCAAATGATCCTAAATCGTCTGAAGCACTAGTACCTTTAATACCAGAAGTAACATGACCTCTATCGTTGATAGCTGCGAATAAACCTTCAGTACCAAAATCTGATCCTGCACCACTCAATGAAGAGTCTACTGTAGAAGAACCAGGTACACCAAGTTCACCTTCTAAACATGCCATCTCTAAATAATCAGTGAATCTAGCTCTTGTATCACCTTCAGCTTTCAAATACCATAGGTAACCGTTTTGACCTTCTTCACCTGAAATTTCAACCCAACCAATCGCAGTTGCATCAGAACCACTAACTTCAAATTTATCTTTGATGATAATTGGTTTGTTCACATGCGTTTTGTGTTGAGGTGTTACTGCGTTACTCATTCCACTATCTCCTTTTTTGAATTCAGATCCATAAACGAAGAAAGAACATCTAGCTGAAGCGTCATCATCAGTAGTAACAAAACCACTAACTGCTCCAACAGTTGCCACAGAATAAGGTAATGCAGTTAACGTACCTGCGCTTGAATCAGCTACAGAAACGTAACATTTTGTAATAGTAGGATTAGTCTCACCATCAGATAATACGATAGTTTGACCAACTCTAACTCCGTGATCAGTAGCACCAGTAATAGTACCAGCGTTTGCTACAGATACACCTGAAACAGATAGATGTAATCTACCTTGCTCTGACCAGATTACTCTGTCAGCGCTCATAGGCTCTTCAGCCCCAACTTGTGAAAGGAAACCAGAGATAGTTCTGTTACCGAATACCTCAGCTTCTTTTGCTATAATGTCAGGTAAATACTGTTGTGCCCAACCTTCAGTATCACTTGACGTAAAGTCAATGTAATTACTAGAAAGGGTTTGCTTTTTCGGCGCTGGGGTTGAATTTAAATTCGATCCAGCGGTCGGATTAATTGCTGCCATTTTATTTTAAATTTTAAAGTTTATATTTATTTTTTAATTTTAAATCGGAGTTTGTTGGAATCATCACCGCTAATCGCTTTTACTTTATATCCTCCAACATTTACTTCACCATGATTTTGTCTTGGTTCCATATCAATGTTTTTAGACTTGGCAATGCTTTCTTTTATTGCGTCAGCTTTACCTTGTTCATAAAAATGATTAGCAATAGCATCAGAGTTCATAGCTGTAAATAAAGCTTTATGATAACCATCCGCATTATTAATAAGATTATTTTTATCCATAAATTTTTTGGTAAAATTATTAATATCGCTTTGTGTTTCTTTGACTTCGTTTACATCTTTAACATTAAACCTAAATCTTTTTTCACCAACATTATATTCAAAACCTTTGAATTTGTCGTTAAAAACATTATTTGTTTTTTCTGTAAAAACAGATCTTTGTTTTTTAGCTACTTTATCAGTTTCCGCCTTATCCTTGTTGTATCTATTAAAAAAATCAATAGCTTTTTGTTGCTCAGGAGCCAACTTAGATCCCAATTTGATTTCTTCATAGTACTTGGACTTTAACCCGTCCATGTGGTTTTTAGCGTTGGCAACTTGCTCTTTAAACGCTAATTTCTTTCTCTTGACATCTTTTTCCTCATCAACTTCTTCATCAAAAGAAAAACTATCTTCTATTAGAAAATTTCTTTCATCTTGAGTTAGATGAGGTTTTGTTTGTCTATAGTATTCGTGTAATATAGACATGTCATCATACTTGCTGTAATCTTGATTTAATTTTACATAGTCATCAAGATCACCACCAGTTTCATTCATAAAGTCTATAACTTTTTGAATATTTTCTGGTAAGTCTTCACCGGTTTTTTCAGCTTCTTCTACAGCCTCTTCAACTGTTTCTTTAACTTCTTCAACTTTATCTTCAACAGCCTCATCAGTCTTTTCTTCTGTAATTTCTTCCAAAACTGGTTGTTCAGTTTCTTCCTTTTTATCTTCAACCTTTTTTTCTTCAACCTTTTCTTCTTCCACCTTTTCTTGAACTTCATCAATAACCTTATCATCTTTTTCTTCTTTAGGTTGATCTTCTACTTTTTCTTCCACCTTAGGTTCTTCTTTTGACTCTTCCTCAGGTGTATCAATTGGTTTTGATAAATCAACCTTTATTGGTTCACTATCATAATCAACTTTTCTTAATGAAGGTTTTTTTACTTTTAATTTACCTTCTTTTGTTGCTCCTTTTATCTCAACATTTTCATCGGTGGTTTTTTTAGCCACCTCTTCTTTTTTTACTTTTGCCATAATATAATATTATATAATTAATTAAACATAATGTACTATCGTACAATTTCTTATTGTCCTATGTATGCTATAATTTGTCCTGCATTTACATCAATTTCAGTATATCTACCGTAAATTGTTATACCAGATTTTAAATCTAAGTTTGTGTTTGTTATTTGAACACCACCAGATCCTTCTTCTGTTGTTTCAGAACCAGCAGCTAAATCATTTGCCGCATCTTCAGTATTAGCATATACCGTAGCTGTTTCAGCAACTAAACCACCAGAAGCATCAAAATCAGTGTCAGTTAAAGCTGTTATAGCTATAAACACACAGCCAGTTGGAGGTTTAATAGCATCACTTGAAGCTGTTGTAAAAACAGATCCCATGATTTTACCAGTCCAGTCATTTGTTACTATTTGTCCCATTTTAGTATTTATTTATTGTTAAACATATTTTATGTCGGTTCAAACATACCTAAATCAAAGTCACCACTTAATATATCATTACTTGTTGACTCAAATCTTTTAGGTGGTTTACCAGTTTTTCTTTGATCAATTAATTCAGATTGTTGAGATGCTTGTATTCTAGTTCTTTCATCTTTACGATCTTCTTTATTTGTTTCTTTTTGTTTTAACGCATCAATCTCCATTTGCCTTAAACGCATGTTAATTTGAAACTCATGATTCATTAAATCTTTTTTCAATTGTGCTTCAGCTTGTAGTTTTTGTAAATCATTTTGAGCCTCAATACTTTCTAGTTGAGCTTTTTGTTGTGTTATTGCTTGATTTTTTTGAACCTCAGCTTGTGCTGCAACCTGTTGAGCTTGAGCATTTGCTTGTGCTTGAGCTTGTATATTTTGTTGCTGCATTTGTTGATCTAATTGTATTTTCTTTTTTCTTCTTAATTTTAACAAAGAATTAGCAAGTTTTAAATTTTTAACATCACGCACATCAATAGCATCTTCAAGTTCAATACTATTTTTAGCTAATGCTGCTTGTATATTATTTTCAAGCATTTGTTTTTCTTCTTCATCTGGTGCTAATTCAATAAATATACCAAAGTCGTATAAGTGTAAATTATACATTTCTTCTAAACTACCAACGTTATGTGAACCAATTGCTTGTATAAAAGCATCTCTAGTTGGTGAATATTCTATAATATCAGCAACCCTAAGTGATATACCTTCAGCCATTTGATGTGTTAAATATAATCCACTTTGTAAAATATGTCTTGTAGCTGTATTACTGTTTGCTGCTGCAATTTTTTGTATACCAACTAAAGCGTTTTTATCTGGGGTACTACCGTCTCTTGCTTCATTTAAACCAGTTACATCACGCATCATTTGTAGATAATAATTGTATGAACTAATTAATGATTGCATTTTAGCACCACCACTACCGCTTTGTATTTCTTGTATAGGTACTTTACCAGGATTACCATCACCATCTTGCGTTAATGATCTACCAATAACACTACCTGTTTGAAAGAACATGTTTAATGCTTCTTGTGGATTATAATTTGTACCATTACCTAAATCAACTTCTGCTAAACCATCAGCGTCTAAGTATACACCATCTGGTACCATCCTTGATAACACTTGTTGTAATTTTAAATGAGTTAATTGTATCATATCAGCAAAACTAGTCATTCTACTTACTAATGATTCAATTTTTCCCTTATACATCCTTGGTGCACAAAGAGAATAATTCATTTTAACTTTAGTATAATCACTTTTAGGTCTTAGCATATTCTTTGCTAACTCCCATTTTAATAATTTTTTTGTACCAACCACTAATACACCCTCATATAATACTTCTATTGAACGATCTACTTTTTCAAAATTTGCATCATACACGTCAGCTGGTGGATTAAATGAATCGTCTTTTATTAATATTTTTGATGCACCCGTTGCTGTTTCTTTAATTTTGTATACCTCGTTCATATATGTTTTATAATTAAAATATAAAACTTGAACAATGTTGGTGTCTAATTCATCTTCGTAAGCAATACCTACATTACCTACAGAATTTTTCTGTATACCTTGTTGAATTATTTCTTCTAAATCTTCATTAGTTAAATTAGGAAACTGCTTTTTTATTTCATTTATAGGTATATTTTTTACTTCACCAATATAATATATATCATCAAAATAAGGTGATTCAGTATGCGACCAAACTAAATTAGCTGGATCAACATAATCTACAGTAACACCTTCAGACTT